ACGAACTTATGTGGGTGGAAAAAAATAATGAAAAACGTATCAAGCGTAGAATGTGGTGCGTTTTAAGACAACAAATGTCTTATACATCGGGGGTTTATGTAGACCGTGTATTTGGACATACAGATAACCAAAATAAGTTGATACTGCCAATGAATTCTATCACAGAAAAATTCTGGTATACGGATGATGATTCAAAAAATATGCGAGTAATTGTTAGTGCTTTGATGGAGAATCCTACGGTGTGGAAAATTACAAAATGTGAATCGGCTTCTCCACTTGGGTTACAAAAACTTACATTGTACACCAATTTCTTTAACGAGCATACTGATTATGTCAATCTTGAAACAGGTGAAATGTATGCGAACTATTTTGATTCAGAAATCACCCCAATAGATCCATCTACTCCAACCACTCCCCCATCTTCCATTACAGCAAAAATTTCAGCATCTACTTCAACAATCAAAGTTGGTGGCAGTTATAAAAATCTTACGGTAAATCTATTTAATGATTCCAATGAAGATATCACAACTGAATATACTGATGCAACCTTTACATGGACTTGTTCTGTTGACGATGAAGATTGGACTGATAAAGTAACATGGCGAGTTGGTACAGAGTACAACCAAAAGAAAGTAAAGTTTCCTAACGACAGTTCCGTTATCGGCAAAATATTGTCTGTTAAGTGCAAGATTGTTAAGGATGACTTGTCGATTGAATCTGAAATTTTGCCGTTGGAATTAACTGAATAGGAGGTGTTTTTATTTGGCAGAAAAATTAGTTACAAAGAATGACTTGTTGAATAAGCTTCGTGCATATAAAGAATCTCCTGATGATGATGTAATTCTATACAAGCAAAAAATCAAGAATGCTTTGTTATCAAATCCATGTTTGTTATACTCTCTCAATGATAAAAAGTTAGAGTCTGAATTGTTCGACAAAAATGGAAATATCAATTGGGAGTGGAATGAAGATACAAAGCAATACGAACCTCTTGGTGAATGGGATAGATATTTCGGAAGCGATTCTCTTATTCGTCCATTTTTATTTATTCCAGATACACAGACAACGGTTAAATGTTATTTGTGTTATCAAGTAGGATTTAGAGACACAGCTAGACATAATTCAGGATTAAAAGATACGTTAATTGATTTTGCAATTTTTGTTCATGGTGATGATCGTATAGATAAACTTACTGGTATTCCAAGACACGATCTCATTGGTTCTATTATTAGAGAACGGTTTGCATGGTCTAATATTTTTGGTATGCAAGCTCATCTTGCACAAGATTATGAACAAACAGTTGATAATAATTACGTAGCTCGTTATCTCACATTCCAACTCACAGATTTAAACAGTAAGATTCAAACACCCTATGGTGGAAAATCACAAATGATGAATTACGGTATAAGGCGGTGATTGTTTGGATGTATTAGAAACATTGGATAGTCTTCAATCTGCTGCTGAAGAAGATATAAAAAAGAAACAAGAAAAAAATCATAATCCAGAATACCATTTTGACAAACTTAAAATGTATTTTGGTGAAGATTATACAATAAATGGTATAACTATTTCAATTCCAACCATAGGAGATATTTTAAATATTGGCGAACCAAAATTTTACCAAGCAATCTCTCCCTTTCTGAGTAATTCTACTTCTATTCGAGTTCTTCTTTATGATGTATTTAAAAAAGACTGGAATAAAACAAAAGATATTGAAGTGTTTTATATCTTATATCAATTGCTCGAAGATAAAGAGCCGTTAAAGCTACTATTCAAAGATTTTAGTTTTGATGGATTTGAACTAATTCAAGCAAGAAAAAATGTTGACGATCCAGAATACAATCATCTTGCGCTTTTAAATCAAGATAAAAATATGATTATTTATGATGATGAATATATGGAAATTGCTGAATTTATTCGAGCGATGATGAATGTTCATCCAAAGGTTGAAAAGGCAAAAGGTAAAACAACAAAACAGTGGATACTACAGGAAGATAGAATGAAAGCTGAACAGGATGATAAAAAGAAAGGCACTTCAACACTTTTGCCACTTGTTTCGAGTTGTATAAATCATCCTGGGTTTAAATATAAATTGGAAGAATTAAAACAAGTGAATATATGTCAGTTCATGGATTCTGTAAACAGAATTCAAAAATATGAACAGGGAACGGCTGCACTACATGGGATCTATGGTGGTATGGTGTCAGCCAAAGATATTCCTGAAGACTTAATCAATTTTATGGGCGAATTATAATCGCTCATTTTTTATTGCATAAAAATAACAATTTTAAGGAGGAAAATAATTATGGCATTTAAATTAGGTGACGTAATCGTAGATAGACTTCAGTTTGGTTACGGTGCAAAGTCTAATGGTACGCCTCTGTACGCTTTAACACAGCTTACACAGGCGAATATTGATATTACTGCTGATTCAACAGATATCAATGATAAGGATGGAAACCTTGTATATCGTAAGTATACAGGTAAGAAAGGTGAGGTTACTGCAACTAATGCATTCCTTAACCTTGCCGTTGTAGAAACTATTTCTGCTACTGATGCTGAGATTGCAACCGCAGATAAGGGTATTGTTATGCCAATGATTCAGATCGTAAAAGCTGGCGAAACACTTGATATTACTGGTTATGTAGATGGTTCAATCCATGTAAATGCCCTTTCACCAAAGGGTTCTATGGGCAAGG